CAACCAGTAGTCAGCCTCCTCTTCATCAATGAATTGCAACTCTCCTTCTCTAAATAGCCAACAGGGAACTGTTAGGAAGTCTTTGTCTACAGACCAGATCACGCAGTTGTCTTCAAGTTCCCCAGCCATTATAGCCATCACATCATCAGCCTCCATTGTATCATCCATTGATGCTAAGTACTCTTCAAGCATGTATTCCCTGCAAAACTTTAGTCCAAGAGGTTTGCGTTTACCTTTGCGATTAGCTTTGTATTCTGGATATACACCAAGTCTAAAGTTGTTAGACCCAGACAGAAATATGGTAAACCCATCGCAGTCGGTGTCTTTCATTGCTTGTTTAATAATAGTCTCAATAGCGTCTATCATGTCTCGTTCACTTGAATGCAATGTCCAAGTATCTTCGTCCCATTTAATCGGAACCTCTGAAACGAAAGCAGCCTTGTAAGCTACTTCGTCCCCATCAATTAATACTGTCTTAAGTGGCTCCATCAATTAATACTTTCTTCATTTGGTTTTGGTAGTGTGTAGTGTGAACATGTTAGTAGGTCATCGACGTGTACCTTAGTAAGTAAATCCTTACGTCCAACACGTGAGTATAGGTTATACATACACTCAGCAGGACTGAGTACGATGTCATCCATGTCCACTAGGTTATCAATTAGTTCGCATAGGCTTAGGCGTTTAACAACTAGGTATCTATGCTCTCTCTCGAAAGCAATGTAGTCAGCCTCATTGTAGACCCAACCCTTGCGTCCTTGTACGTTCTTTAATTCTAGCCATACTCGTTTGGCATCAGGAGAAGCGTCCCCTCTACGGGTACGTCCTCTGGACTTAACATCAACTCTACCACTCAGGTCTACGTGATAGTCTATACCTTTGAACTGCTCTGCTAAACTTGAAGGAGTTGCTGTTCCTCCGAGATCACCAATAATATCTGCAAACAGATTCTCTGCTCGTTCTCCGTTCTGGCTACACTTGCCTGTGTGATCGTGTTGATTTCTGTATGTCATGCTAGTGGGTCTCAGCCCAGTTGTTTCCTACTTTGTATTCGCCATCTACTCGACAGCGGAACTTAAGATAATCACCTGCTTGCCTGATAGACATCTCAGCGATTTTACCATACTCGTCTTCTCGTCCTTCAATGACCTCCGCTTGGATTTCATCATGGATGTTTCCGACGAACGCAAAGTCCTTACCGTGTACCCACCCTGCATTAGTCAGGTTGAAGTATAAGTAACAACTTGTAGTCTTCATAAGGATAGCACCACAGCTCTGTAGTAATAGGTTCAGTGCTGAGTGACTGGAGCGTACGTGTAGTCTCCTCCCATCAATAGCCTTCAGATACTTCTGCCCATCTGCCACCTTCTTGACATCTTTCAGTAGTCTATCGAGAGCAGGAAGTTTGCTGAGGAAACGTTTACGTAACTGCGCCCCTGCTTTAGCACCACCACCTATCATCTCACCTAGAAGCTGGTCGCCACAGCCATACAAGTAGGCGTAGATAAATCGTTTCGCCTCTGGTCTTGTAGCTAGTCCTGCTGCTTTCTGATTGAGAGTGTGGATGTCTCCATCAATAACTTCCTTAGCATAGGCACCTTTGTCATACGGTGTTAGGTAGTGACCAAGGCAGCGGAGTTCTAATCCAGAAGCATCAAAGCCCACAAGCTTGTACCCTGTCCTAGCTCCGAACAAAGCACGACACTCTTTGCCATACTCTGCTCCTGTTGCTGGCACCTGCGCTACGTTGGGATGTCTGTGACTGCAACGTCCAGTGACTGTTCCGTTGGTAACAACCTGTCCTCTCATCACTCCGTCATCTGCTAGCTTAAGCCAAGCCTCTTGACCTTCAGCTACCTGACCGAGACGTTTGATACACAGTAGATACTGGAACAGTATGTCAGCCTCTGGCTTACCTATACCTTTGAGAACTGTCTCATCAATCTTAGGTTTACCTGATGCAGTGAATAGCTTAGGCTTCCATCCATACTTCTCTGTTAATCGTTCAGCAATCTGATCGCGTGATGCAGGATTGAACAACACCTTCTTGGTAGTGAACCCATCCTTCTTCACATCTACTGATTTGTATCCTGCTTCGACTGCTTGCTTCTTGGTCTTCCATATTTTTCCGTCATCAGTTTTCCAGACTGGTGTCTTGGTTGGAATATCTTTTGGAGGAAACGCTTCTTGTAACTGCTTCTCTAGGTCAGCACGTCTCTGCATTATCTCCTTCGTCAGTGTGCGACAGCCAGCTGTATCAAACTTCCAGCCGTGTACCTCTTGCATCTTCATCAACTCAGCGAACTTGTGTTCGATCTTCATCATTGTCTCCGATGGTTCAGCAGACATTAGATACTTATAGAGTGTGAACGTGACAGCTACGTCTTGCTCGCAGTAATCTATCATCTCTCTCGTACACACAGACCAATCAGTTGTGTCACCGTAGTCTCCCTTCAATGCGCCAAGGCGAACGCCCCAAGCTTTGAGTGATTGTCTACCAATCAACTCTCTAGGGAACTGTGGCTTTTGTAAGTCAGTAGCTCTGACATCACCAAACATAGCGGATGCCATAACCAGTGTGTCACGTACAGTTGGGAACTTAATAGTAGGGTGCAGCTTCTTGATAGCAGGGATGTCAAAGCCAATCACGTTGTGACCAATCACTTCGTCGTGCTGAACAAGGTAAGCAATACCTTCCTTAACTCCATCACCACTGAAAGAGATACACTTGTTGTCATCTTCAGATAGAACAGAGATACAATGTATCTTGTTCATGCCATCTAATGTAACCCAGTTGTCTACTGCTGTAGTTTCTATATCGAAGTAAGCTCTCCTCATAGTCCTGTCTCCATCATTGCTTTGACTTTGTGCCAATACTCTAGTGTGTTTATATTAGACATACCGTTGGGTCCTCCATTGTGTAGACGCGCATACTCTTCTAAGGTGTGCAGCTTTGCATACCTGTTCCAGTAAGCTTGCATCACTTTGATTGAACGATCAACATACAGACAGTTGTATGTCCATGTGCCCTTGATGCCTGAGTCTAGGAAGTAGTTGTATGTAATTTGGAATGGACCAATCTCTTGGTATCTTCCTACAGCATAGGTTGGGTTAAGTTCTCCACCTGTCTCTACCTTCATGATAGCTGAGAAGAGTAAGCCCATCTCAATCTCTGTTGGTTTAGAATGGTTCATCGATATTTCCCTCTGGCTGGCGTGTGTTGTTATTAGTAGTAGGCTGAGTATCATCAGCACCGAAGTATGTGTTTTGTTCATGTAGTCTTCCTGTGTGTTTGTTGTATTCAAGAGTACAAGCTACGCCTGTCTCTCCGCTAAATCTGTTCTTGAGTAAACGGACGGTGGTCTGGTTCTTAACCTCTTCGTCCTGCTGGTTTCTTTCTAAGCCAATGACCATGTCGCTGAGTTGCCCTAGTCCTGCTGAACCTCTGAGATGTCCAAGAGTTGTCTCTCTTCCTTCCTCAAATCCTCTGCCCTCTGGTCTCTTCAAGTGTGATACAAGAATCATACCCACACCTATCTCCTCCACAAGAGATCGAAGCTTAGTCATCAGCATGTCCAACATCTTACGCTCGTCCCCTTCCTGACCGCTGACACATATTGATACGTGATCTAAGAATATCCACTTGCATCCAAGACCTCTGTTCATGTAACGGATACGATTAATAAGGTTGTCTGATTCAATAGAACCCCAGTGGTCATAGGTAACAAAGTTTCCGCTACCTACAGTGGCATCGAATGCCTTTCTTAGTTCTTCTTCGCCAACCTCAGTGCCGAGATGTAGTGTCTTATCAATAGCTAGACCCATTATGCCTTGAGCTGAACGCTTAATGCTTTCCTCTAGTGCTATGTATCCTACCTTCTCGTTGTTCTTGATTAGGTGGTAAGCAATCTCACGACACACGGCAGACTTGCCGACACCGCTTCCAGCAGCGAAGCAAACAATCTCACCAATGCGAATCCCTCTAGTAATTTTTGTCAGTCCATCAAAAGGATAATCAGCTGAGTCTACTATCTCTGTCTTACTGACTATGTCCCACATGTCCTCACCTGCTACAATACCATCTGGTCTATACTGAGTAGCATCCCAGAATGACTGGATGATTTCGCTACCTCTATTCTCCATCAACAATTCGTTGGGGTCTTTGGCTGGCAGGTTAGCAATGAATGCCTTACCGACTGGTAGCACAGCTGCACATTTTCTGGATGCTGCAACACCTACCTCATCCATATCAAACATGAGAACAATCTCATCAAAGTTATTGAGATACTCTAGGTTGTGCTTAATAGCAGCCATAGCTGACTGCGCTCCTGATGGCACACTGACTACTGCCCACTCGCCATTGAATGCTGAGGACACGCTCATCGCATCTATCTCCCCCTCCGTAATGGTGATGCGTTTACCTTTGCCGAACAGGTGCATACCAAATAGCGTACGCACTGTGCCTACTGTCTCAAAAGATTTATCTGGATACCGTAACTTCTGTCCTACTAGTTTACCTGCGCTGTCTCTGTAGTTAGCTATCTGGCAAGCCTTCGATCTGTGGTCACCTACTGTGTATCCGTACTTCTTACAAATTGATTGGGGTATGTTTCGCTTTACTAAATCTTGGTAGTCTCCTTGTACTGGTGTCATATTAACTGTGTGTGTTGTTGGTTGTGTGTGTTGTTTATTGCTCGGTTTGAATATCCCGCAGCTGAAACATTTTGTGCTGCCATCCTCGTTCTCGCATAAGGCATCACTGCTTCCGCAGTCAGGGCAATTCGTGTGTGTGTTGATTGTTTTTAGGTCG